CCCGTTCCGGAAGAGATTATTCAGAGACAAAAAGAAATTGTTTTTGGTGAAGAATTAACACAACAATTTAATGAACCTCTTGATTTGAGTGCCTCGAATGTTCGACCTACAAATTCACCCGAATTACCATTAGATTTTTCTGAAGAACAAAAACCCGAACAACTACCATTACCATTAGATAAATTAAAACAACCAACACGGACAATTGGTGATGTTCCAGAAAAAGAATATTTTCTCGATCAAATTCGCAACGCTGTTCGTCTTTCCTCAACGACTGGACAGTCAGAAGAAAATATCAACACTCAACAAGAATTTTTGAAATCATTTTCTCAAAACTTGAAATCGATGAATGTTGAATTATTAGCCGATTTGAAGGGTGATGAAAAAGATGTTCTTGAACAAACGTTAAAAGCTATCACCGATCTACAAACGGATACCAATGAAAAATTTGAAAAATCTATTCTCAGACTTGTCAAAATAGGAGAGGAAGTCAGGACATTGGGCGAAAAATATAAGCGCCCAGAAATGACAAAAATCGGGGAAGATGTTACCCAACAGGCTCGCAAGTCTCTCTTTAAAAAATATGGTATTTCTGAAGAAGAACCTGATACTTTTATGTCTCGTTTGAAAGGGAAAGCGCAACGAGATTGGAATCTTGAACCTAGTTTTGGAAAGAATCAAAGTTTTGCTGAAAATGTTCGCTCGCTTGGAAAGGCCGCAGTTAAAACATCCAAAGACTTTTTAACTCAACCACCTATTGAAGAAATTTTTAGACCGGGTGAATGGGAATATGATTTATTTGTTCCCAATAAAAGAAAACGAGAATTATTAGAAAAGAAAGTATTAGGTTCAGTTGAACAAAATAAAAAAAATAAACAACAAAATGAATTAAAAAATAAAATTCAATCTCAATTTGATGAAGTGTTGCGGCCCGAAGCCAAAATGCTTGAAGACCACAGTGTGTCTAAAAATGATAATACCCAACCATCATTATTTACAGAAAAACCGTCTGAATCAAATAAACCTGAAGAATCTGAAGTCACCGCACCTAAGCGTTCTCGGGTTTCACGTGGTTCTCAAAATTCTGATTCTCTCGAAAAAACTTTTGATTCATTAATTCAAAGTATTGATAAACTAATTGCCGCGTTAGAAAAAGTTACATCAAGCAATGAAAAACAGACAAAACAAATAGAAAAAACTGAAGAATCGAATATTACTAAAATTGAAAAGACTCAAGAAAAGGTTGAAAAAACTCTTGAAAAGACTAGCGAAGAAATGGTTCAACCCAAAGACCAAATCGCGACACAACAAGGTAAATTATCACTAGAGCCAGAACCAGCTAAAATTGTCCCTAAGCAAGGTGAATTGCCACTAGAGGGCGAAGAAAAAGCAGATAAAGAAGAAGACTTACGACAAGAACAAATTAAAGAAGAAACGGGATTTGATATTAATGCTCCCGCTAAACCCGAACCAGTTAAACCAGAAATTGCTCCCGTATCTAGTCAACCGCAATTACCATTTGGCGATGGGGAAGAGTCTTCACCGTCTACAAGTGGGTCTGGAGGAGAAGAAGGTTCTGGTTCTATTATTGATACCGGTATGAATATTGCTGATACTCTTTCAAATATTCCCGGCACTGGAAAATTGGGTAAAAAAGCCAAAGCTATAACCCGCTTGGCCAAAGGGAAAATGAAAAAAATTCTCGGTAAAGGCGCAGGTAAAATTATTGAAAAAGAAGGTGTTAAAGTTGCAGAAAAAGCTGGATTAAAATTAGCTGGCAAAGAAGCTGCAAAAATTGGTGGAAAAGCTCTTGGCAAATCTTTATTGAAAAAAATACCGTTAGCCGGTCTGTTGGCTGGTGGTGCTTTTGCGGCCCAACGAGCTATGAGCGGAGACTGGTCAGGGGCCGGATTAGAATTAGCATCCGGTGCCGCATCAACATTACCCGGTTTTGGAACAGCCGCCTCGGTTGGTATTGATGCAGCGTTAGCGGCTCGTGATATGGGAGTTTTTGGTGGAGGAGAATCCTCAACCACCCCATTAGCTGAAACAGGAACGAATAATGTTAGTATGCCCATGGCTCAATTAACGGAAGATGCAACACCTCCTCCGTTTATAGCAAATCCTTCGGTTCCACAAACTATGCCCACATCGGCTCCAAGTGAATCGACGCCGCCTATTATGATTGAACGACCCTCACTCCGTTCTACTGATAATAGTTTTGTGCGATTTAATGAAAAACGACATACATGGTCTTAAATTGAAAAGGTAAAATCGGTTATGGTCTTAAATTGGAAAGGTAAAATCGGTTATGGAGATATTGCGTCTCCAATTTGTTATGCTCATAATATAGCATGTCGTTTTGACATTCCTGTAGATTTACGTTTTCATTGGCCACATAAACAAGGTGTTAAAATTAATCCGTTAGATGCGGAAACATTAGATGAACGAGCAAATTATATTTTTCAGCGAATGGTTCCACAAGACGTAACGTTAACACACATTTTTTCATCACGTTTATCTTCGGATATGCTTTTTGAATATGGAGTTAAAAGGGATTCGATGGTTTATGAATACAAAGATCAATACCATAATTTTTGGTATTCTACAGAAACGTGTGTGACATCGAATTTTGATACCCTTGTTATTGGAGGAAGTCATAATAACTCGGAAAGTTTAAAGACATTTGAAAAACTTCCTTCAGAGAAAATTGGACGAAAAGGATGGAAAGATCCGATTGGTCAAGAAGGCTGGAAACAGATGATTGAAAATTTATCTACAAAATATAAAATTGTAGAAGTAGATTATCGAACACCAATTGCCGAGTTATATCGAGTATTAAGTCGGGCACGTGGATTTATTGGATATCATGGGTCAACGGCATGGATAGCACGGCTTTTCCAAATTCCTATGATTGTTTTTTCCTCGAAAGTCTCAGTATCGCAACATGCTTTTTTTAATGCGGCTATTAAAACACAATGCGAAGAAACTTTTCTAAATAATATTGAAACGTATTTTGAGCATAGTCGTCAAAAAATACGACATACAAATGAAATATTTTCAACGTATGAATTTCCACAAAATACAAAATTATTTCAATTTTTAAGAACATGAGGTGTGGGTATGGATGCAACAGCTTTGAATGTCTATGTCGGGTATGACCCAAGAATTGAAACTGCTGTGAATGTGTGTGTTTCTTCTCTTCAACGGCGTTCTACGGTACCAGTCCATTTATTACAGAAAAGCAGTTTATTCCCCGCTTTTAATCGCCCCACCGAACCTAATCAATCAACAGAATTTACCTATACACGGTTTATGGTACCATTCTTAAATAATTATACAGGTTGGTCTGTATTTTGTGACTGTGATTTTATTTTCGTGGAGGATATTGCTTCTATTCTTAAATATGCCGATCCAACGAAAGCTGTATCGGTATGTAAACATCCTTCTTACAATCCTCGCACAGCTATCAAAATGGATGGTATTAAACAGCACGTGGCGTATCGAAAGAATTGGGCCAGTTTAATGCTATTCAATAATGCTCATCCCTCTAATAAAAAATTGACACCAGAGTTAATTAATACAATCATGCCCGGTGTATTATTACATCAATTTTCATGGTTAGATGATACAGAAATTGGTTCATTGCCATTAGAATGGAATTGTTTAGATGACTATTATCATCTTGAACAGCCTAAAGCCATTCACTATACCGATGGGGGTCCATGGTTTAAAGGCTATGAACAAACGTTTTATTCAGATAGATGGTATGAGGAATATTATTACTGGAAAGCACAACAAGACATAATTACGGAATAGCATTGATATCACACACTGTGGGAAATAATGGAATAAATTCTCGATCATCATCATTGCCACCCATAGCATTCATCACAGATGGAATCGGTCTATCGCTAACAAATTTATTATAAGTAAAATCTGCTAATCCCAAAATATGTCCGATTTCATGTAATGTAATTTTATAAATGGTTGAGCAATTATTAACTATTTGTGTATCTGATGTAATAATTAACCCAGACGATTGAAAATAATTCTTATCCCCTAATTTAATATCAGTTAATGCTCCACCAATTTCGACCGGTAGTGGTGAACGAACTATACTAATATTGACTGGTCTAAAAGGTGTAGAAATAAATTGAATTTTTCTATTCCCCTGACGCAATGCAATATTCCACGAATAAAACGCATCTATTACACATTGTTTGGTGGCATCTGTCCACGACCCGCCTATAAATTTGTAATTTAATCGAGCAGGTTCATGCACTCGATGAGTTAAATTCGTTGGTTTTAAACAATTATTTTGTGCAGATACTGTTGTGGAAAACACGAACAACAGTATTCCAATGATGAGTTTTTTGAACATAAAAAAGGGGGGCCGAAGCCCCCCAATTGATTTACTTCAGACCTTCAAAGAAACTTTCCATATCATCATCTAATGGCTTTGGAGCGGCATTTGATGATGCGGCAACGGCACTCTTGACATACATTTCGTCATCTGGGTCAGTCAACTGTGACTTTTCAGCAGACAAGCGAGCAAAGGTTGAACCACTTGCACTAGGCTTGAGGACACTTTCCAAACGAGACTTCAATTCATCATATGTCTTGAAGTTGCTTGGATCAATAAATGCACTCAACGAGTGTTGCTGATTCCAGATACCTTCGATATAATCATTATCATCAGAAAGTGGACTGGGTTCAGAAAACTCAGACTTATCATAGTTGGCATATCCTTCAACGCGACGAATACGCAGCTTAAAATTGCAACCTTCCCAGAAATTAAACGGATCGACCGGCTTCTCATCTTCAAACTGGGGATTCATCAAATCCTTGATCTTATCAAAGATCTTCTTCCCGAACTTGAAAATGAACACCTTTCCTTCGTTCTGAGGATTTGCGGGATCCTTCACCACAAGGATATTCGCATAGTAGTCTGTACGACGCTTCTGCTTACGAACAATATCCTTATTACTTTCAATACCAGAATTCCACAACTGACTATTCAGTTCAGACACGGGATCTGGCTGATTAAGTGTCGTCAGTGAATTTTCAATATACCACTTTCCGGTTGGACCCTGAAAACCATGTGACCAAACGCGAACCCAAGGCCACTTCTCACCCTTAGGTGCAGGAAGAAAACGAATAACCGCAGAACCATTTCCTGCCTTATCCATTGAGACCTTCCATAGACGGTCATCGGTCTTCTTTTCAAATGAAGAGGTGGTAAGACGATCCATTTCCTTCTTGAGTTCATCAAAATTACTACTACGACGCATTTCAGCAAACGATGTAAACGACATATAATTCTCCTTATTAACGATTGATTAACGCTATATTACGATGTGTATCACAATTACTCATACTCTTCATAATCACTATACTCATCATACATCTCATCCCAAACTTCTTCAACTTTTTCATCATCTTCCGAGACTGAAATATTTTGAAAATGCTGTAGTTGCTTTTTCAAAAGTCTCTTCTTATTCTTTTTGACAAACCCCTTGTCATCGTGGTCATGATACTTATCTCTTCTGTGGGTTTTGCCCATTGCTTTATAAAACCTCCATGTATAGAATACAAAATGTCATAATGATTGTCAAGCTAAAAATGTAATTTGTTTTTAATTTTTTTCTTGAGAAGATTCAATTCGTTGGATTGAAATTTGATTTTTTCTTTGAGGGAAGGGGTAATAATACTGGTAATCGATTCCATTTCAATATCTTTTTTCTGACAATAGTCCACAATCATATCGAGATATGTGGTCTTTCTTTTTTTGGCTTCACGCTCGATGAACATTGAAAATTCAGTTGAGCTTTGAAACTCTTTAGTAATTAAAAAAGCATTTGTAATTTTTTCAGCTTCCATGACTAATTCCATTATGTATTACCCCTTTATTTATCACGCTTCTGTTTTATAAAAAATATGTCTACCTATTTGGGCTACTCGCTGTAATTTCCAATTAGGTTGTATATAATCAGAATGATAGTATAATACATTTGCAGGTAATGTTTCAAGATGAAAATTATCAATAATTACTTTAATAGCAATATCATGTGCGATTTTATATAAATGTGGAATCGGCTTTTTTTGTGATGTACACGTCCACGAAAATTGACATGTTCCTGAGTAATGTTGATAGACCACTTCACAGAATGTTTTAGGAAAATTTTTATTTTTGACTCTGTTCAATGTTACAGTGGCTACCGCTAACTGTCCTTTATAAGATTCAGTAGCCGCTTCATAATAGATATTATCGGCTAAACATTTAATTTCATTTTTCTTGATAATTAAATCGCGGTATGAAATTTCTTTCTTCAAATGAATAAATGTAGAATATGATTCGGTCGTATACACTCTCCATTCATTTTCGATACGTGTTTGTACATAATTCAGTGTATGGTGTAACATACCAAGAATAATGAATAACATCCAAAATGATTTTAAAAAGCTATTAAGACTTTTCATATATTACCTTTCTTTAAAGGAAAATAAAAATGGACCCGTTCTGTTGCTAGGTGGTGTCCATACCCCGCAGATGGCTTTTAGGCCGCTACTGCATATGCTACGTTATTGTTAGCATTTATTGTTTTAGCACTTTGCTAGTCAACAATCTCCGTCTTCCTACGTCTGCCAGTCGAATCCAAAGTCGCCCCCATCAAAAACGTATATGCTCATCGCCTTTATGTACACTATTGCGCGATGGGTTGCATTTTGTTCGTGTGTGCCATGCAACTAGCCCCTCACATATACGTTTATGGTGGAGGCGGGCGGGTTCGAACCGCCGTCCTAACAAATTTCACAAAACATCAACGATTGTAGTATTATTTATACTATCTCAAACCTGAGCGTAAGTCAAGTGGTTATCGGTCTCAAATTGGTCTCGAACAGAGAGAAGTTGTTTGGCCCATGTATTTCGGCGTTCTTTAAAAATAATTGGATAATCATCTTCAACCGCCATAATAACGATAATATTAGGAACAGGGATATGCGTCAATTCTTCATACATAATGGCATATGCAGAACACTGCATGAAATAATGAGAAATATATTCTTTCTTTTTTGCCTTCGATGCTGTTTTGATATCAATGATCGATAATTCATTCTCATACTCGGCAATACAATCTACTCGACCGGCTAACCGTAAAAAATCGCTATACAATGCCGTTTCAATAGCATGAATATTGTTAATCTTCTGTAGGTATGGAAGAAGACTATCAAACATCATTAAAACCGGTAGAGGCAGCGTTAAAGAATACGGCTGATAATCTTTATTTTTAAGTGTTTGTTCCACAAGATTGTGTACTCGTGAACCACGTATGGTAGCCTGTCGAGAAATTTTATTGGCTTCTTCTGGTCCAACAGACTCTTTCCACGCCATAATTCCGGGCTTAGTATGATGGGACATCACCGTAGTGACAGAAGGATAGACAGAACCTGTGAGCGTGCGATAAATACGAGTGCCATCACTTTTTGTAAAAGATTGTGCGAAATCAGAATAATTATGGACATGTGTATAATTCATATAAACTCGCTGTATGTTGAAACTTTATAATACTATTATTGGTACCCATGTTGATTCACAGCAGAAGGAATTTGATTATCTCAATCCTGATAGTGAAAAGTCATTTATTGAAAATCAACAAAAATTTACCAACTGGGAGTATAGCACAAAACCCGTACGATACAAAGTGAATTCGTTTGGGCATCGAAATGATTATGAACTCGAAGATATCGATACACCGTATGGATTAGCCATAGGGTGTAGTTATACATTTGGCGTAGGATTAAATGTCCATGATATGTATAGTAATCAATTAAGCCAACGATTACACATTCCTATATATAATGCAGGATTAAATGGTTCAAGTAATGCTATTTCATGTTTTAATACGATAGAAATTTCACGAATTAAACCACCGCGTTTTATTATTTTTCAAGTGACAGACCGACACCGCTTTCCATCCATGAAAATGCGTCACCAAACAATTATAGACCAAATACGTCATATAGGTCCATGGTGTATTCAATCCGAACCACACTTACAAACATTATTCACTAAATATAGTCAAGAGGGTATTACGGAATTTAATCATATTTTTATGTTTATATCTCTGATTCAATATTTCCGTCTATTGAATATACCTATTATTTTTGTTGAAGCTATTGATGTTCTTCCTAAATTTTTTATTAATACACAAATGCGCTCATTATTAGCTGAATCTCGTATTCAATATCTCCCATGGACATTTGTGAAAGATGATTATGCACGAGACCGCAATCATCCGGGTTCTCGTAGTCATACAAATATGGCCCAACAACTTTTTTCTTTACTTCAATCCTATGAATAAAATTCTGCTTCCCAACTCAATTATTGGTTATTTTAATCGTTCTCCACAAGAAAATACTCGTGTGACAGATTTTTGGTGTTCATCTGATAATCCAAATTTGTATAAAATCAATAGGGAAAAAATGGGAGAATCGTGGTTCTATAAAGACACGGAAGAAAGTTTAACGTATACTTTTAATTCTCAGGGTCATCGTAATGCTTTGGATTTACAAGATTTTCCAGAGGATTATGGATTGGGAATCGGATGTAGTTTAACGGCAGGAGTGGGCATTCACAAACATGATACTTTTCTGGAACAAGTTTCTGAAAAAATTCATGTTCCCATTTATAATGCAGGAATCCCTGCGGCATCAAATGAGATAGGTGTCTTTAATTTGCTTTCATTGATTACTATTAAAAAACCCCAATTTGTTATCTTTCAAATTACACAACGTTCTCGTTTGACACATAAAAAAAGTATTAATAATTATTCACCTATTAATGTGTTGGGTTCATGGGCCGTGAAAAATAAGTCCATAGCCTTAGAAACAAAAGAGATGCAAACGGCCCCACAAAAATCTGAGAATGTGCCAATTACGCATGAAAGCGACTATTTTATTCGTCAGATTGAATCAGGAGCCAATAATTTTAAACATCTTTTATCAATACATATGGTTGTATCGATTTGTCAGCTTTTACATATACCACTCATTCTTATCGAAGGATTGGACACATTTATTGAATTGCCATACGAACAAAAAAATTATGTGTTGATTGATAAGTCATACTTTAAAGATCCACTTTACTTTCAATCAACACACAAACCCGAGTGCATGGCGCGAGATTTAATTCATCCCGGACCTCAAGCGAATGAACGTTTAGCTAATATTATTATTGAAAAACTTGATGGCGTCCGTTCTCAATACTAATGCTGATCGGCATACGTCAATCGAGCAATAATATAACTCTTAACGATTTCTGACCGAACAATATCGTCTATTCCAAATTCTAAAATATGGAATGATGGCATTAATTTGATGGTTTGAATAAATTCCTGTAAGCCACTCATATCATTTTTCTTATTTAAATCTGTTTGACGAAAATCTCCACAGAAAATAATTTTGCTATTATTTCCAATGCGTGTCATAATGGAATTGATTTCCATATCAGTCATATTCTGACATTCATCCACAATAATAATAGCATTATCTAATGTGATACCACGGACAAATGAAGTAATAAGAAACTCAAGAGATTTTTGTTCTTGGAGACGAGAAAACGATTGAGAATGATTAATGAGACGTTCACAGATATCAATGTAAGGAATTTGATATATTTCAGATTTTTCTTTCTCGTCGCCCGGTAAGTGCCCAATATCACGTGAAGGCACCGCAGAGCGAATAATAACTACTTTCTGCTGTTGTCGATTACGAAGAACTTCTTCCAAGGCTTTATATAACGCAATAAATGTTTTTCCAGTTCCTGCGACACCATGTAATAAAAAGGTTTTTGCGCCGGAATCATAATTTTTAAAAAATGATTTTTGGGTTTCTGTTATGGGTTTAATATGGCGCAAGTTTTCATAGGATACTTTACATTTATTTGTTTCAATATGAACTTTCTTTTCTTCTGAAGAAATAGCAATTTCAAAATCCTTGTTTTTCTTGTTTTTCTTGGTAGACATACCGGGCCTTTGGAAAAATAGGAAAATAAAAAAACCCATGAGTTATGGCTCATGGGTCATAAGGACGGAGAAAGAGTAGATTGATTAGAAGTTTTTATTAAGGATAGAACCGGGTGTTTTTTCATGGATTTTTTGTAAAACTTCTTTGAATCCCTTATCTGGTTTTTTCACACCTAATCGAACCGCATCCCCAAATGCAGGGGAACACGGAGATTGCTTGACATTCATTTCCGAACATGAAGGACAAGGCTCATTTTCGGGCGTATTTCTATTAGCTATAGTATAAAATTTTTCAAATTTATAACCACATGCTTCACAATGGTAATCATAGTTGGGCATTCAATTCTCTCTTTTTATTTATACGTTTACAATCCACCACGACGGAACTTTTCCATGTTTCCATGTTGCAAAATGATTTTTTTCGTGCAAATAATAATTTTTGTATGATTGAACAGAATTATCTGCAACTTTATATTTATCAGGCATAGCTGGAGGTGGTTCAGTATATTGGCCCTTTGGAATGTGTCGTGGAAGAACGCTCAAATACATTCTAAGAGCTTCGGATGCATGATGTTTTCCATAACGTTCTGTATATTCTTTTAACAGTTCGCACCACATGGTATACAACCACAAATAATTTGATTCACTTTCACGAACCCAAATAGCTGAGGGATGATTAATGTGGGAGGCTTTATACAAGATATGTTCTTTTTCATCAGTCAAATGCCATCGTTTAATCTTGCGGTTATTTTGAATGTCTTCTTCAAGATACCCGTCTAACACACGATGAGCCGTAGACATGAGTTGAGCATATTCAAGAATCA